AGGCAACATCTCGTCCAGCGGCTGCTCCAGCAGACGACGCAGTGGATCCAGATGACGTGCCAGTTCAAAGTGCTCCAGCAGCCCGCCCAGCGGCAACTGCACCGGCAGCATCAGCAAGTGGTAGTGGACGTGCGGAAGACATCCTTGCGATGATTCGCAATCGTCAAAAGTCTTAATCAAGACTAAAGGGGACTTCGGTCCCCTTCACTAACTACAGCACAAGGAGAACGTATGGCTACGAAAGCATTTGACCTTTCAAAATTCAGGAAGACTCTGACAAAAAGTATTGATGGACTTGGTGTCGGTTTTAATGATCCAACAGACTGGATCAGCACAGGCAACTATGCCTTAAACTATCTAATTAGCAGTGACTTTAACAAAGGTGTTCCACTGGGTAAAGTTACTGTACTTGCAGGCGAATCTGGCGCAGGCAAGAGTTATATCTGTTCTGGTAACCTTATCAAGGCTGCACAAGAACAAGGTATCTATGTTGTCTTGATTGACAGTGAAAACGCATTGGACGAAGCATGGTTGCATGCCTTGGGTGTTGATACTAGCGAAGATAAGTTGTTGAAACTTAACATGGCTATGATTGATGACGTGGCCAAGACTATCAGCGAGTTCATGAAAGAATACAAAGTGATGGACGAAGCAACTCGTCCAAAAGTATTATTCGTAATTGACTCATTGGGTATGTTGTTAACTCCCACAGACGTTAATCAGTTCGAAGCAGGCGAAATGAAAGGTGACATGGGCCGTAAACCCAAAGCACTTACAAGTCTTGTTCGTAATTGTGTAAACATGTTTGGTAGCTACAACGTTGGTTTAGTTTGTACTAACCACACCTACGCTAGTCAAGATATGTTTGATCCAGACGACAAGATTTCAGGCGGTCAAGGTTTCATTTATGCAAGTTCGATTGTTATCGCTATGCGTAAGTTGAAGTTGAAGACAGACGCAGATGGTAATAAGACTACAACTGTTAACGGTATCCGTGCAGCTTGTAAGATTATGAAAACTCGTTACGCAAAACCATTTGAAAGTGTGCAAGTTGAGATCCCATACGAAACAGGTATGAGTCCATACAGCGGTATGGTAGATTTGTGCGAAGCAAAGAGTATCTTGCTAAAAGATGGTAACAGACTTAAATACGTGGCACTAGATGGCACAGAATTAAAGATGTATCGTAAGGAATGGGAACGCAATGAAGAAGGTGGTCTGGATAGGATCATGTTGGAGTTTGCAGAAACCGTTGCTAAGAAGAATGAAAAAACTGCCGCCACTGTTGACATGGAAACTGGAGAGATCCTAGAAAATGAATGAAGACAATATCATTGATATTTGGACGGGCCTAAAAGAGTTCTTCGACAAGAAGGCTATCGAAACTGTTGCTAGTAAGTACGTTGATGTGCTTGCTGACAACGGTGTGCAAGATCATGTATTCAAAGCCGCTATTGGTGGTGATGAAGATTTAGATGCTGCCATTGAGTATTATCTCGACGATACAGACCTTGATGAAGAAGAACCGGACTACGGCGCAGACGATTACGATTACGACGAAGAATAATAATGGGCTGGTATACTGAAGTTAGTCGCGATATTTCAAAGATCCCTGATGCGGTACTATACTTTGAAAATGAGTTAGAAGAGGCACGCCAAGATGCTCGCCTCAGTGGAAACTTGGAAAAAGCGGCGGCAGCAATGCCCGGTATCGTTGAACATCGTTTTGGACAACTACAAGAAATTGAAGCTATCCTCGAATACTTAAACATCGAACTGCGAAGACTCAAGAGCGGATTTTTTAGAAAGTATCTAGAAAGTTATGCTCGTGCTCTTAGCAGTAGAGATTGTGAAAAGTTTACAGATGGTGAAAGCGATGTAGTTGATATGGAAAAGATTATCAACGAGTTTGCTCTGTTACGAAACAAGTGGCTTGGTATTACTAAGGCACTTGATCAGAAGCAATGGCAAATTACTAACATTACCAAACTACGTGTAGCCGGAATGGAAGACGCAAGAATTTAATCACGCATGCCTGGAAAGACTGTGCGTTTAAATTGTTGATTATCCCGGTCAATCGTTTCAAATAGTTTTAAATCGAGCCCTAGTTGTTTCGCAAGAGCATCTAGGGCTTTTGTGTCTTTGGGCAAGCATTGTCCACCGTAACCTCTTAAATCGTCAGTTACATCCATGTAATCAGGACTTGCCGTTTTTCTTAACAAATAAGTGTCTTTTATCTTAGTGTAGTCTAGATCCATTGATTTACAAATCTCGTACATATTGTTGGAAAAAACCACTCGTACGGCATTGAAAACGTTAGAAAAATACTTCAAAACCTCGGCTTCTGTCGAATTCAGCATCGATGTGTACTTGGGTAGCATTCCGTGACTTTTCACCACTATTTCGTATATTTGCGGGTCATCTGTGCCAACTGCTAATAATTCGTGGTTATTAACAAAATCCTCTACAGCACATCGCTCTCTTAAAAATTCTGGAACAAAACAGATACGCAACTTATACTTGTCTATCAATTTTTGAGTAGTACCGGGCGCACTAGTTGACTTGAGAGCAACTACACCTTTGTAGTCCAACTTAGCTAATTCAGCAACAGTTGTTTCGATGGCATCGGTGTTACAAGAACCGTCTACGTTCTCAGGCGTAGGCACACAAACATAAATTATTTCAGTGTCTAGCACATCATTGATATTAGTGTTCATCTTGATATCATGAACATTAACGGTGTGTCCAATTAATTCGAAACCGTGTCTGCAAGCACTGCCCACGACACCTAAACCAATAATTCCTATTTTCATAGACTGTCCAATGTTGCCTTTATGCCTTGCTCGAGGTCAACTTCTGCTTTAAAGTCAATTAGACTATGTAACTTAGATACGTCTGCTCGACGTCTACTAACACTACCTTCAGGAGCATCTTCTAATACTAACTCCCCTTCGATGCCTGCATGATTTAAAATTAATTCAGCAACTTCTTTAATACTGCGCTCGTCGTTGACACCAATATTAACTGTTTGATTTTTACAAGCATCGCTATTCATAACAGTAATAGTTGCCTTGATGGCATCTGTTATAAACATAAAACTTCTAGTGTTTGCCCATCCTTTTAAAGTTAAATCACCCTGTTTGGCTCGTTGATAAAACTCCGGTATAAAATGATCTTGTTGGCCAGGACCGTAAATATTATGATATCTGATGGTGGTAAAATCTTGCCCAAGTTGTTGATGTGCCGCTTGCACTTGTAATTCATTTAACATTTTACTGCCACCATAACTCCATCTGGGATTGGTAACGTCACCGACAACTAACGGCACTGTTTCGTCTGTTGGCACTGCCCAGTCAAATAAATCAACTGCTCCTGCATAACTTTCGCAACTACCGCTAAAGATAAAGCGTTCAACATTGCCAGCATATCTATCCAGCAAATACTGTGTAGACATTACATTGTCTCTGATGACATCGTATGGTTGCTGATAAAAATACTTTGTACCATTGAACGCAGCCAAATGAACAACTACATCTACATCTGGAAAGTTCTTACATCCTTTGGTTAAATCTGGACCGTTCTTTCTGTCTGCTTCAAGAACGTCATACCCTAACACATCTAAAGCATAACATAAATGTGAGCCGATAAATCCTTCACTACCTGTAACTAATATTGTTTTCATGGTAATATTTAGTGGCTAAATATGAGCACTTAACTAACATTCGAATATGAAGAAAATTGTACTAATCACTGGCGGATTCGATCCGTTACACTCTGGACACATTGCTTATATCAAAGCAGCAAGAGAATTGGGTGATGTCTTAATAGTTGGAATTAATTCTGATGCGTGGCTAACTCGCAAGAAAGGTGCAGCATTTATGCCGTGGGAAGAGCGTGCTACTGTAGTATCTGCAATGTACTACGTTGATAGAGTTATTAACTTTAATGACGACGATGACAGTGCTATTGATGCAATTAGAAAAGTTCGAGAAATATATCCATCTGCACATATTGTTTTCGCCAACGGCGGCGACAGAACACAGTCAAACATTCCTGAGATGTCTACCGAAGACACCAATATTGAATTTGAATTTGGAGTAGGTGGAGAGAACAAGGCTAATAGTAGCAGTTGGATTCTGCAAGAATGGAAAGCACCCAAGACAGAACGACCATGGGGGTACTATCGTGTGCTACACGATGTCAAAGGCACAAAAGTTAAAGAGTTAACAGTAGAGCCTGGACAAACTTTGAGTATGCAACGTCATTCGCTCAGAGCAGAATACTGGCATGTAACAGAAGGCCAATGTGTCGTTGAACAACAAATGGATAACGGTTATATGTTGCCGCCCGTTGAATTAAGTCGACACAAAAACATTCACATTCCCACAGTAGGCTGGCACAGATTGTACAACCCATTTGATATGCCTTGTAAGATTGTAGAAATACAATATGGCATGGAATGTATCGAAGAAGATATTGAAAGAAAATGAAAGTATTTGTAGGATACGATGCTAGAGAAGATATCGCATATCGTGTGTGCGAATACAGTATTAAGAAGCATCAACCCAACGCTGAAGTTATTCCGCTAATTCAAGATGACTTACGCTCCCTCGGATTGTACTGGAGAGAAAAAGACCTCATGGCCAGTACAGATTTTTCGCTTACTAGATTTTTAGTACCTGCACTGATGAACTATCAAGGGTGGGCGGTGTTTGTTGATTGTGACTTTGTATGGACAGATGACATTCAGAAATTATTTGATCTAAAAGACGACAGCAAAGCAGTAATGGTTGTTAAACACGATTACACTCCTGCTGAAGGTATGAAGATGGATGGTAAGCAACAACACATTTATCCTCGTAAAAACTGGAGCAGTATGATCTTGTGGAACTGCGCCCACCCTAGTAATAAGTATCTACTACCCGAAGCAGTTAATGCAGAAACACCACAATTTCTTCATAGGTTTCAATGGATTAGAGATCATTATATTGGCGAAGTAGGTAAAGAGTGGAACTGGTTAGTTAACTGGTACAAGCAAGGAACACCTAAGGCAATTCACTACACTGAAGGAGGCCCGTGGTTTGATAATTACAAAGACTGCGAATATGCAGATGTATGGAACGAATATAGGAAGGAACTAGATGCTAGATAATGTTGAAAACCGAGAAGGCATTTGGTGGCCGAAGGGGGAAATTGCTTGTTATAAGTGGACCTCTAAAGAAATAGACATTCCAGAGTGGGTAGCTAGCCATACTTCAGAACGAGATGTTATTGTGCAAGCCGGTGGCAATGCAGGCTGGTACGCAAAGTTATATTCAAACATTTTTAACCGAGTATATGTATTCGAGCCCGACTATGTTAATTTTATATGCTTAAATTTAAATGTTCCATTTCCTCATGTAACAAAGATTCAAGCATGTCTAGGCAATAAGCGTGAATTAGTTAAGGTTACTTCTAAAGAAACAGACAGGGGCAAGAATCATGTTTTCACTAAAACTGATTTAATTAACGACAAAAGAAAGTCTCCAGTATATACACCTCCAAACATACCAACTTTACTAATAGATGACTTAGGATTAGATGCATGTTCAGTTATACATTTAGATGTTGAAGGATATGAATTCTTTGCATTGCAAGGTGCTGTTGAAACTATTAAAAAATTTAAACCATTGATTGCTCTTGAAAATAGAGATCATTGGTTAAGGTATGGCGTTACTACTGAAGAGATTGAAAAGTTTTTAACAACTTATGGGTACAAAGTTATAGCGCAGTACAGAGAAGAAATCATTTATTCAGCATGAAAGCATTTGTAATACATTTACCGCAACGCCCACACAGTGTTGCTTACGCAACTGAAATGGTTAACACTTTAACATCTTACGGTTTAGATGCAACTTTGTTTAAAGGCATTCCGGGAAACATTGCAGTAGAATATGCAAGACGAGAAGGCCGCACAGTATATCCGTATAGTATGAAAAGTAGAGTGCTATCTGAGGAAGATGTTAAGGAATTGTTAAGACCTGAAGTATACGAAAACTTTAAAAAGAACTTTGTATACTCTATCACTGAAAAACTTCCGCTTGGCACAGATGCTGGCAAAGTCAGTATGCCTGGAGTGATTGGTTGCTTTTACAGTCACTATAATTTAT